CCAACAACTTCCACAGGACCCTTGATTCTCAATTGGAGAGAGTGTAACTTTAGTTCTCCAGTCGAATGTCTCAGGCAAAGCGCCTACCTGTGTTTTAAGTGCTGATACTACATTTGCAGGTTTAAAATTCACTGGTACTTTTAAGCCAGTGTGATAAACATTGCCGCTTGAATCTTTAACGGTGTCTGAATAGACGGGTGTTGTTGAGAAGTTTTCCTTTTTTGCTGTACTACAGCCAAACATCATAATGCTTAGAAAAATAGCCATAAACCACTTCATAAATTCTCCCTTTTGAAATTAAAAATGACAATGAATTGTACCATATCAGAGAAGCTTGTCTAAATTAAAATTAGGGCACGTCTTGCTCTTATTGAAATGATTGTGTGGATAAACATTAATATCTTTTATTTTGTAGTTATCTCTTAAGCTAATGCAAAGTTGTTTAGCTGCTTTGAATTGCTTTGCGGTGAATGCTGTTTTACCTGAGAGACATATTCCTAAAGAGCTAAGATTTTGACCGGCACAATGAGCGCCAATCATGTATATAGGTCTACCAATTTGAATCGTACCATCCTTCTTTATGAAAAAATGATAGCCCACATCTATAAACCCACGTTCGAGATGCCATTGCTTAATGACAGATATATCGTCGTGAAGAGGGTTATCACTATCCGAGCAATGCAAGATAAGCTTGTTGATTAGACGGATCTCTCTTGCGAATTCGCGCCCTGAAAAGTCTTTCCAGTTTATATGCACTTGATAAACTCCCAATCGTCATGGAACACACAGCGATAAAAGAAGAGCCCGTATCGAGCTATATGATATGCGTCAATGAGACCATCTTGAGACTTTTTGATTGTCGCTTTGGGATTTAGCCGGCTGAATGCTTGCCAAGAGCGATATTTGGGGTCATCGCCCCTCGTACCTATATGAGCTAGCTGTTGCCATGTCTGCGGGAGCACACGAGTGTGAGGCTTCTTGTAAAGCCATGCTGAGATGAGGCCCGTGTTGTACCCGAATGTGAAAACATTACCAGCTCCCCAGGGTTGTCTCCCATGCACTTGTTCGATGAATATCATGCTTGGCTGTAGGGGAAATGATTCTGTTATTTTGTCGTAGTCTAAGATGTCATTTGGGAGCAAAGGCATGTTGAGATAGCGACAAGTCCTTTTGTCACTGTCTAATTCAACGATATTTCCTTTTGCGCCTGGATCTATGCCAATTATACGCATTATGTTTTTCTCTAAAAGGGTATCTCCTAAAGATCTTAAAGACGAGACTTAAAGACTTCAAGTCGTCATAAAGTCGTGGTGAGTATTACTTAAGCATGTTATAAAAAAACGTCTACTTATTAAATAGACGTTTAGTTCTCATATCAGAAAACACTATCGAAACATGCATAAAAAAAAGGCAGTTTTACCCGCCTTAATCCCATCAGGCCCACATAAACTAGTGCGATCACAAAGGCCCAACACGCTAGGTATAGCGTAGTGTTTATATAATTTCAATGATCATTTTTATGTAGCAATTTCAGGTAATTCCATATATCAAGTTGAAACGAGATTTCATGTTTTAAAATGCTTTAGACAAAAAAATACCCGAATTTATCGGGTATAATCTTAGATGCGAAATAATCACTTTCCATCTTTGCGTCAAAGAGAAACATACTCTCCTTGAAACCTAGTCTTAACTCGTTGTCAGACTAAGCGCAAGGGGATTCCAAGAAGGAATTCAATTTTGTTAAAATCTAAAATAATTGATCCGTTTCATGGTGGCCGATGTTTGGAAGCAATTTATACGATTAAAGATCTAACAGGAGTTGAGACATCTCTTTTAATTTATTTAGGCTCTCAACTTAATTTTAAAGATTTTCATCATTCAAAAGTCACTGTCAGTGTGAATCAAATTTCTACAGCGATCAAATTTAAATCATCAGCGATCAAATCAGCAATCAAATCTCTCTCAAACAAATCATATCTTATGATCGAAAACAATTTTGATGAATTTGGTTTCAAAATTGAAAACACATATTCGATAAGCGATTACCTATTTCAATGCTATGTTGAGAGCAAAGCATGTCAAGTTGTAGATAGTCGGGAGACGACTATGTGTCAAGTTGTAGATAGTCGGGAGACGACTAGTTATCTTCCTTCTTCTATCCCGGAGGAAATTCAGTCCTCCAAGAAGAAAAAAAATAATAAAGACCAAAAATCGTGTGTAGGACGTAGTCCAAGCCTACGACAAAAAGACACACACATTATTAATAATTTAGATGATTCTTTTGTTCCAGAGGAAAACTCAAATAAAATACCCATTGAAAAGCAATCAAATCCCCTTCAGCCTCTTCAGACAGTTAAACCAATAGTTACCCCTCAGCATAATAAAATGGTGAGCATTTTTACCCCTAATCCTGAATTAAGATCTTATGTCAAAAGAAATGACATATTGTCGATAACTGATCATTTTATAAGCAAGCATGGTGATGTAGCATTAAAGGCTATTGATTGGCTTTTCGATTATGTAATGGAAAGAGATTTATGCGGGACTGCAAAGTGGTCTATTAAACATACAAAACAAGCGTTCAATGACGCATTACAACACGTCTTTGATGAAGAAGTAAAATGAGCACACCTTTTGGCTACAACAAAGTGGTTTTAGAAAAATGCTTAGAGCTGCCTGAAGTAACTCTAACAGACATGATATACCATTTTGTCTTGGCCAAGCTTATCGAGTGTGGAAACAATCGCTTTAAATTGTCAAAGAAAATTGTAATCCCATTAAGAACGCTGCGATTAAGAATTCACGAAATAGAGGCCCGTGGATATCCCATACCACGTCGGACTTCGGGTAAAAGAATATGGGACCTTGAAGATAGGATTGAATATGAAAATAGGACTGGGCTTGATTGTTCGAAACGAAGCGCATGATTTACCTCGCTGCTTAAGATCATTTCTGCCTCATGTTGATTCAGTGTGTATTGTTGACACGGGATCGACAGACAACACAGTTGAGATTGCAACAAGCATGATCGCTGAATTTGGAATTCCAGGACGTGTCGTCACGTATCTTGATGCGTCTGACAGTGAAGGACGCCTTGAAGATTTTGCCCAAGCTAGGAATCAGTATGTGAAGCTCCTCGAGAGCGAAGGAGTTGACTACATCCTATCAATTGACGCCGATGATACTTATCTTGCTCCTGAGAATCTTCGCGCCTACGTATTAGAAAATCCCGCTGATATTTATGCGTTCAAATATCACAATTCCGATACGTCATTTTTCATTAGCTACAAATTGTGGAAAACTGGCCTAGGTATCAAGTATGTCGGAAATGTCCATGAAGTGATTCACTTCTCATGGTCCCTCAATATCATGAATGAGACAGCGATTGAGATTAAGCATCATCCAGGTATGCACGATGGACAAGAACATGGCGGTGAGCGAAACCGAAGGATCCTGAGAAAAGAAATTTACCCTTCGTTTAGATCAATGTTCTATTGGGCTAACGAACATGTTGACATTGGCGATTATCCCGAAGCTATCAAATGGTATCGTGAATACATCAGGCGAGCTATTGACTGCAATGAACAGGCATGGGGTGTTGAGTTAGCTCATTGCTTTTGGAGGGCCGCTAGATGGTCACAGCATATCGGTGATACTGAGACAGCTATTGCTTTAAGCGAACAACTTTTAACTATAGATTCGACCTGGTCAGAATCTTGGTGTGAGCTAGCTTATATCGCAAGGCTCAAGGGTGATTTTCAAGGCATGAAAAAATATGCTTTAGAAGCACTTAAAAACAAATGGACGCCTCGCCTTTTCTCCGAGCAAGACAAGTACACTACGACACCCGCTAACATGCTGGTGATAGCAGAAGCCCACGCAAGACTAGGAGCTATGCAAAGTGATTCAATTTGCTAAAAATCTTGTAATCATCATATCTCTGCCTTCATTCATTACCCTTCATGGTTTTCTTGGGATGCCCATTCGAATCAATACGAATACGATTCAATGGTATCAGGACAACTTAATCGACAATGCAGAGCAAAAAACTAAGATTGGTTTTGTTGACGGGAATACTGAGACTGTGATTGAGACATGCGATCAAATCGACACGATGATAAAAGAACAATATCCACAAGGTAAATAGTTGACAGTGTGATTGTTTTAATGTAATTAAAAGATGTACTAAAAATAAACCATTGGAGAAGCAAATGAACGAAAACAATACTGCATTAGCAACACTAGATCCCAATTCCATTGATCATCTTATGAGCCTTGTAAACATGCCTAAGAATCAAATTAAGCGTGAAATGGATCGTGCCTATTTACAGCTTATGAAACAAGCTAACCCTAATCTTGATGATATCTATTTTGTAGATTTTATCAGCAAGTGCCAGTTGACTGGTGCAGATCCTCGATTGAATCAAATATACCTCATTGCACACGATAGCTGGAATAGTCAGTCTCAGCGAAAAGAGCTTAAGGGTACTGTCATATTCAATTACCTTTTCTTTGTTCAAATGGCTCAAAAAACAGGACAGCTTGAAGACTGGGGAGTTGAATGTCTACCTGAAAAATATGTTGACATCGCTACTGGCAGAGAGAAGCCAAGCTATACTTCTATTGCATGGGTAAAAAGACGTGGGCAAGCAAAAATCACCTATCGTGCTCGATTTTGGGAGTTTTGTAAAACAGGTAAAGAGGGTACTCCAATCTCCAATTGGAAAGTATCGCCTCAGCTAATGTTAGACAAGTGCGCTGTGGCTAATGCTTTTCGATGGGCGTTTCCTGAATCCTTTTCATCGTTTTACATACAAGACGAAATGGAAAAAGCAATAGACGCTGAATTTTCTGCTATTCCTCAGCCCACGAAACCTATCTATGCTGCTACCGAATATGTTGCGACTACGACGATTGACCAACCCATCGAGCCTGAATTTGAGCGTGACATTGAAGACCTTCGTTCTGAGTTAGCTGAATACGTGTCAACGGCTGGCCCTGAATTCTTTGAAAAGTTAGGCAAGGATCGCCAATACATGATCGACAAGATTGAGAACACAAAAACTTTGCAGAGTATGGTTACTATTTATAACGTGGTAAAGGCTACTTAATGACCAAAAAAATATACACTGTCAACTTTACATTTAAGGCTGATCACAGAGAAGATTGTCCGTTTTACGAATGGGCAACCTCATTCAGTCCTAAGAAAAAAGAGATGGTGCAAGTATCATATTGTAGAATTTTTGGACATGAACATAAATGTAGTGCGCTAACATTAGGGGATACAGGATTCCCCAAATGGTGTCCGCTCACTTTTGAGGAAATAGAAGAATGAAATATGTAGAAAAATCAGTATCGTGTTTACATTGTTGTCATCTTAAGGATTTAAAATGTACCCGTCATCGTCTTGAAGAAATTAAGTTTTTTGATGATGTTGAGGCTGCTAGATATAGATGTCATTCATATGAATTTTCAGTGTTTTTACCTCCAGGATATACTATTAAAGATCATCGTATTTGTTGTACATGTGAGCATTGGGATGGATCGTTTTGTGATGTTACTAGGCATCATATTAAACCATTTGGATCTTGTGATAATTACTTAGAAGAGATAGATGACGTTACTCATGCTTTAAAGAGCCTTGATGAACTAGAAAAAGAGCATGAAGATTCACTCCCTAAATTAGAAGTAGCCGATCATCAACTTACATGTGATATTTGCGAGGAAGATTTAGAACTAAATGGTCTCGCTATTGAGAGACAAGATACAGGAAAAGTATTATGTGAATCTTGTATCAAAACAGCATTCCGAGCCTATGAAAAGAAGGTACTAAATAAATTATGAACTACAAAGGCAACAACAATCAATGTGACATTTGCGCTTCAAAAGGTTGCTCTAACTGTATAGGCAAAGCGACTAAAGTAAAAGTGCTCGATCTTATGGATATGTACTATTGTGGAGCGCAATTTGTAGAGTTAGTACACGACAAAACTACTGATACTGTGTTAGTAAACCCTATCGATAGGGCTGAAATTAAAGACATCGGGATATTGGCCACTAAAAGCCACTTCCCATGTCGCCCAGCTGATACTGTGTTCTACCCATGCAAGGTAAAGTATGAAGATATTCTAGGTGATAAGCTTCAAATGATCACTTCAGGAAGTGTTGCTTTTTGGAGTAAAGAAGTTACTAAGAAAATTGTGGCATACACGTTAAACGATGGTGAGGTTAAAAAAAAATGAGCGAAATAGATCTTGTCAAACATCACTTGAGAAAAATCCCTGGTGGATCTCTCGAACTAATCGATAAAGCATGGATCGAAGTTGCGTTGGAGCGTAACAATGGTAATCGATCGGCAGCGTGTAAAGATCTTAATATTTCAATCTGTAAAATCCGTTCATGGATTGAGTTAAAAGGAATTAGGGTAACTGAGGCGGTTCTTGGTCATCCTCCAAAAGAAGTAAAAACAAAGTTGAGAAGGAAAGTAAAATGAAATTTGAACGATTTGTAAAAAAGCCAGTTGTTGTTGACGTGATTCAGTATCAAGGCGCTATCATCGAATGCCTAAAGAATGATATGAGAATCAAATGGACTGGCGGCGATTGCCCTGAAGAGGCTATTACGATTCATACGGCTGAAGGCATTGAAGTATGCTTTAAGTCTGATTATATCATTCGTGGTAATCAAGGCGAACTATATACATGCAATGAAAATGTATTTGAATCTGATTATGAGAGAGCACCACAGCGCAAGAAAAGAGTATCTAAAAATAAAGCTGATGAGACTGAATCAGAAGTTGAAGACGTTTTTGAAGATGAGGGCGAATGAATCCCTTGGTAAAAAAAAAGGATCTGGTAGGCGCTCTTTGCGCCTCTGGATTTGTAGGATTATTTGAGAGTAATTTGATTACAGCATTAAAGTGTTTTGGTCTTTATTTGTGCGTAGTGCTGTGGTTAAACATATTCAGCGCAATCATTCTATACTTTAAACAAAGCCTTCGATAACAGCTTTACTCCTACACTCAGCCCACTTGTACCAAACATTGCGATAATCTCGATAACAGCTTTACCCACTTCGATGATTACATCTACATCTTCCTCCTTATCAAGATCTTTGCATTGTGCTGCGAATACATCCCAGTCAATTGCAGCTAGTGAAAAAATGTTACCTTTTGCTACGTCAATCACTTTTAAAATCTCATCAATGCCTTGTTTTTCAGTTTCATTTACCATTTTTCATCTCTCCTTTTGTTTAATATTTGATCAATAAAAGCTGTATTCACAGCAAGATTTTTATCGATACGATTCAACTTCTTATTCAATTCTTCTAAAGCAGAATGAAATTTATTTTCGCTGCTTTGAATTCGCTTATAAAACATCCCTGTCAATGTGGCTGAGGTAGCAACAATCGATCCACATGCTGCCATTAAATCTGCCCCTGCCCCGTCCAACATTTTGCACCGCCTATAATTTTTTGAGTATCTTTTGATAATACCCTTTACCGTCCCAGTGGTACATTTTTTTTTTGTTTTGTTTGAATCTCTTAGAATGATGACTTGTACGGATATACATTGTTAGACCGATAAAAAAGATAATTGCGCTACTAATTGTTATAATTGTTGCCGACATAAAAAAGATCATAATTTAGGTCTCCGTGTTATTCAGATATTCCTCTTTTGAGGCTTCAGATTCTTCAGCCGATACGACATGAGTTTGTGATACAATATGGTCAACTTTAGATCTCGTTACAAGCGCATGTTTAATTCCATGTCTCATTAGATCATCAGCATAGACATTGTCAGAGTACCAAAAATTGACACGTTCACTTAATTTTACCTTTTCAAAAATCCTTCGTCTAGCAACAATACACCATCCAGCTAGCTCAATACCGATACGATAGCCCTCAATAACATCGGGATACATGTTGCCATAATACCTAGAATGCCAGTCCCACATGTCGTTCCAAGGTGAGAATGATTCAATATCTTTTCGCAAATTTCGAGCAATGATTATCTCATTCATCCACCCAGGCTTAAAGACTAGATCATTATTCGCAAGTACGACCCAATCATTTGAAGTGATATCCAGGCCTAGATTCAAAGCATGATTATAACAAAATTTATCATTGGGATATTTTATTGTCTCATCTTGCCCTACCTCAATGATGCTATCACCTGATTCAATCACGATGATATTGAATTGGATCTTTTCTTCAGATTCCCGTAATGATCTAATGCAATTTATCATCATGGGGAGCGTTTTCCCGCATGTTTTAGCTGGTATAATCACATCAACAATAGTTCGAGTAAGGTCGAATTTTTCCTTCATTGGATGTGGAGGGAACCATGTCTTATCTTGCTCAACTACCATCAGTGTATCATTCTCACTTTGCATTCTCTGAAGTACCCTTCTATTGTTTTCTAAGATTCTTTGCTGCTGATTTTTCATTATTTAAGCCCTAAGTATTTGGGTTATCCTCATCTCGGCTCTCAAAATAAAGCTTGATATCATCACGTAGTTTTATACTGCGATCCGTCAAAGTGAAAAGTCCATTCTTATCTCGTTTAAGGTCATATGTTGGATCAAATTTATTATCAGCTAAGATTGACCATCGTGTGCGGTAGCCTCTATTTTGCTTTGTGCCATGAAAATAATGCGTGATACCACCGTCAATATAGCCCAATTCACGTTGCACGAATTTATTACAGCGATTTTGATATTCTAACAGCAAATCTAGGTAGCGTTTATTGATTGTTTTTGGTAAAGATCTCTCTACTTCATTTATGAATGCAAGGGCCATGTGATGATCCCCAGATCCTAAAATCCCTGTCTCAAAAATACCGCCATCATAACACCCCCCTAAATTCTCGTAAACTTCTCGTCTCATTGCCCATGCGAAGCCTGAATGCCAGAATGGTTTTACTATCGCTGCATACATTTTCCAGTCTGGAATTCCCTTATTAAACTCATGCTTCCCATTAACGAATACACCCATAGTCTCTGGATTTCTGAGAGATTCCCAATGGCACCATGCAAATGATTTTATCGTCTGAATAGGATTCATTTTGTAATCAAGGTCGATTGCAGTTGACCAAAGTTGAATCACTCTAAAACGCTGAAGTATTGAGAGAGCCTCTGCAGCCCACCCAGGGTTTAAAAACTGAATGTCTGCGTCAATCCAAGCAAGGTATTTCCAGTCAGGGTGTAGCTCATAAAGGCGCTTTGCAGCTAAATTAAGAGCGCATTCTTTTAACCATATCTCTGTGTATGTTCTGAGTTGTACGTGATTTGGATTGTTAGCGTCTGTAACTGCAAATGGACGTTCGCCTTGCTGTATCTCTACTGTGATAAGATCGACACCACTATCCTCCATATGCTTTGCAAAGCGTCTATAGAGGTTGTAGCGTGTCTTAAATCGAATCGGGTTACTGACCATTGTGACTACTTTTAAGTCTCGGTGGGGGAGCTGTTCAATATCCCATTTATAGATATTATTAAAATGATCCACTTAGATATCCTTCCCGTAAAAATATTATAATTGTTGCGTGAATTATACTATGGATGAATTACATATAATACCTAAATTATAAAGATTGAATTGCCAGCTGTAACTTCTTGCTCATCAATGGCAGCAATTGTTGTTTTTGTAATATAGGACCAAGACGAGCCTTGATTATCTGAATATCCCATTACGTTTCCAGGATCATCATGGCCAGATCCTGCGACGTAAATTCTACCATTTTTAAAAGCAAGAGCATTTAAAGATTGCGCTCCAAATATCAAAATATTTAAATTCATATACCCCCATGTTATGCCCTCATTAGTTGAATATGATAATCCCGCATCTTGATCATTTTTTACTGAATATATAATTCCAGCTACCGTGTCATATTCTAATCTGTATGAAAAATTATCCGCAAGCCCATCTGAAGTTGTATAATTTGTAAAATATGCTCCTCCATCTGTCGATTTAGATACTCCACCAGCAGTACCTACCCATATTGTAGATCCCGCGACTAAAACAGAATAGACATTGTTAGAACCTAATCCATCTGAAGTTGTTTTTTTAGAAAACGATGTCCCTGAATTAGTTGATATGTAGAGACCATCTTCTCCAGCCACATAGATATTTGTGCCGACTACAAAAACATCATAGCAATTTGCTGTAATTTGATTATTTTGCGTCCATGTAGTCCCATTTGAAGATGTCCATAGTCCACTGGTATAAGAATCACTCACAGTATAAAAAACATCATTAAATACTTTAATATTAGCTGACATAAATACATCAATTTCAGCCCAGTTTGCCCCCCCATCTGTTGAACACTGTGACCATGCATACAAAATGCCAACCACAATTGCTCCGCTATTTACAGCAACACAACGTATTCTAGTATCAAATGTCCCAAGTGTAGACCAACTAGATCCATAGTTAGTGCTTCTTTTTAAAGCACCACCATAATTAAGACCAGTACCTAGATAAATAGTGTATCCTGTATCTGCGATCACTCTCTTTTGCATCCAACAATTAATAGACATAAAAAGTTCTCACTTAAAATCTAAGTTAAACATCCCGAACCAAGTGCTATTTGCACGGCAAAGGGTAACTATATCTATTGAATTATTAGCAGTTGAAAAAGTAGGCGCTGTGCCTCCAGCCCATTCGATAGTTGACACCCATGTTGGAACACGAGCTACCCCACTAGCTGGTTGAACTACAATCAAAAGATAAGATGCCGCCGTAGCTGAAGTTGAGAGTGTAATAGCTGTATCAGCGTCTAGAACAAGCCTTTGAATAGATCCATTATCAAAGTTTATTGTCTCAGTTGATCCTGGTGTTGTTGTATTTAAATATGTCTCTGTACCAGTTGGACCTGTAACTCCAGTATTGCCGCTTGGTCCGCTAGGCCCTGTGGCGCCTGTGCTACCATTACTTCCGCTAGGCCCTGTGGGGCCACTTGGACCTGTTACTCCATTGCTCCCGATAACATTTAAAGTAGTTTGAACGTATGATAAATTCTGATACCCACCAATAACTGTACTAATGTTTATTGTAGAGCCAGAGACATCGCTTTTAGCATAAACTTTTACCACGATTCTATCAGTTGGATCTAATGAGTAGCCGCTTGAAATTTGATATCTGAAATTCACATTTTGCAATGTGGTATTTGATATTAGTCCAGTCTCTAAATAAAATAGTTCGCTCTCTACCCCTGCGCTTGATCTTTTATAAACATAAAAAACTAAAACATTATAATAGCTGCCATTTGATAGAGAACATTTTATATTAAAATCCCAATAGCCGTCTGGTAAAGCATACTCGTTTGGATAACCAACAGGTGTTGCGAATGATGCTATTAGTACATTTGAATAGCCATTATTTCCAATAGCAGTAACGAGCGTAGCTTGAGCGGAACTATCAGGATAATAACCCAAAACTTTGTACCCTGAAATATCGCTGCTTGTATTATTTAAATACAATCTTTTGCCTAATGATTCTCCAATTGCACCTGTTATGCCTGTATTGCCGCTTGGTCCTGTAGGTCCCGCATTTCCACTTGGTCCTGTAGGTCCTGTGTTTCCTGTAACTGAAGAACCATTACTTCCGCTAGGCCCTGTATTGCCGCTTGGTCCTGTAGGCCCTGTGGCGCCTGTATTACCAACAATGCCTTTGATAAATAGAGGCGTCTCAATGTTAGAAGCATTCGCTGTGCCAGCATAAACAAAATGAAATTGGATTGAACCTGGCGTTCTATCTGATTTTCCAAAAACTTTAATAACTATTCTGTCTGTAGTTAAAAGAGTGATGTCTGCCGCTTGAGAATATTCAGTCACATATAGGGTTTGAGTTGTTGCGTTTATTTCAGCAGATTCAGCAAAAAATAAAAGTGTCTCAGTTGTATCAGACGCCCGTTTATAAACACGATACATAGCTTTAGTTATATTTGTAGCATTGTCCACATAGTGGTGCATGTTAAAACGCCAACGTCCCGCTGGTATTAAAACAGTATCGGGAAAGCCTAATACTGTCGCATATGAATCAACTATTACTTCAGCATTAGAGTTAGCTCCTACAGTTATTACCTCATCAACTTGCGTTCCTATTGTCGATCTTCCTAGAACTTCATATCCAGCAATATCAGCCGATGCATTATTGTTAAAATATAAAATTTGACCGCTACTTTGTCCTTGCTCACCAGTCGCACCACTTGGCCCTGTCGGCCCTGTATTCCCACTTGGACCAGTGCTCCCAGTGATTGATGACCCATTTACTCCGCTTGGACCTGTAGCCCCTGTGTTACCATTTGTGCCGTTCGTTCCGCTAGGCCCTGTCGCCCCTGTGGCGCCTGTGGCTGAAGCTGTACCAGCTGCTCCGGTTGCTCCACTTGGCCCGCTTGGTCCAGTTGCCCCAGTATTGCCGATAGGCCCTGCAGCCCCCTGTATTCCTGCGCCTGTCACCCCAGTATTCCCGCTTGGACCTGTAGGCCCTGTGGCGCCTGTGGCTGAAGCTGTGCCGGCGGCTCCAGTTGCTCCACTCGGACCGCTTGGTCCAGTTGCTCCAGTATTGCCGCTTGGCCCTGCAGGACCTTGAATCCCTGCGCCTGTCACCCCAGTATTCCCACTTGGACCTGTAGGCCCTGTGGCGCCTGTGGCTGAAGCTGTGCCGGCGGCTCCAGTTGCTCCACTTGGCCCTGTCGGACCTATGCTGCCATTTGTGCCGTTCGTTCCGCTTGGACCAGTTACCCCAGTATCGCCTTTTGGACCAGTTACCCCAGTATCGCCATTTGAGCCTACAAAACCATCGGCTCCGCTAGGCCCTGTGGGACCAGTATTACCCTTTTCTCCTTGCACACCTTGAACGCCAACACCAGTATCGCCTTTTGGACCAGTTACCCCAGTATCGCCTTTTTCTCCTGTCTCACCTGCAGGCCCATCGCTAGGCCCAGTTACCCCAGTATCGCCTTTTGGACCTGTGGGACCGGTTGGCCCGTCTGATCCTACAAAACCATCGGCTCCAGTTGGACCGATAGGCCCTGTATTTCCTTTTGGACCACCAGCGGGACCACTTGGCCCAGTATCTCCCTTTTCACCGCTTGGCCCTGTGGGACCGATAGGCCCTCCGCTCGGACCTGTGGGACCAGTATCACCAGTTGGTCCGATGGGACCTCCGCTTGGACCGATAGGCCCTGTCGTCCCAGTTATGCCTTGAGGACCTTGAATACCCATACGATTTAAAATCTTCACTTGAATAGGTGTCACACCTACAGGATTCACTCTTATTTCTGTCATTGCGTCACCTCAAAATATCCTTCAGCTACACGATAAACACTCGTGCTAATCGATAGCTCGATATGATAGTTGTACATCCCGACAACATAATCATGCGTGTCAATTGCAGGGATATTAAAATTCACTAGTCCTCTTGCTCGGTCTGGAAATGTACCAACAATAGTATCAATCACGACAGTCTCAATCGTGTCGAATATAAGCATTGAAGCTGTATATCCTGACAAATCATAGGGAGTATCTTTACACTCACCTGTAGATATTAAATCAAGATTGAATGTAGTCCCTGTGTGACACGACATATCTTCACAGTCTGTTTTTACAAAATCAAGATTTGCAGTCATAAAAAAAATCCTTTATGCAGAAAAATAATCTGTACATATCCATCTTGTTCCGTCACAAAAGAAACTTATTGATTGATATCTCACTATTTTAAGCTTTGCTTTTCCATTTATAGTCGAATTATCTTCGGTGACAATTTCTATGTATCCACCACCAACAGGACTGACTATTTTAATAACAACATGTTTACCCTTCAATGTTGATATTGGAGTGGGTAAAGTAATTGTCCTATGACCTATTGACGAAGCTGCTGTCGACCAACGGACGATATGATCACTAGCCAAAACAGCATAATTGTCTCCGATCTCAGTTTGTTTAATACTGCTTTGATTAAACCATTTTGTAGAATCAGTTAAAGCTTGATTTAAATTAGTATCGACAAGTGATCTATAAATTCCCCCTAAACCATCACTGACAATAGATCCAATGAAATATGTTATACCTGCATTCCATTCTGGAATACCAGCTTGCATTAGATAAGCTATTTGCCTTGTCAGAACATAAAATAGCCCATTCATGTCTTGAATTGTTGGGGCGTTGTTATCTAGCACAGCGTCCGACCAACCATTCGTCCATGCTGCTAGCGATTGCAATGTATCGGGATCGTCTGAATATACTGGAGACGCTGCTTTTAAAGATCCAAATTGAGCAACAACATTATTTACCGAAACATCAGCGCAAAATATCCTTTGAAATTTAGACGGTATTTTAGCCATTATTTTCTCCAATTATGCATTATTATGCATATACATTTTAAACCATAAATCATTAGATTGAGAATGCCATCCAGTATCGTAATAATATCGTGTCCCAGACTCATATGTATCACTACCGTAAAGTATAGCCATATCTCCATTTAACGCAGCTTTGACATATAAAACTACCGCATATGATTCGCCTATTGTTATCGCGGTATTAAAAATAAATGTCCTTTCAACACTATAGTTAGGAATACCAGTTACTAAAAAATAATCAGCACTTGTTGCTATTAATGTATCTGGTACACCAGCAATAGTTGAATATAGTTTTGCTCCAATTTGCCCAGCTGTAGCAGCATATGAATTCTTGATTTGAAATATTACTCTATTTAACTCATTTCCCATTGCTACAAAAGTTTGTCCCTGTTCGGATATTGTGCTTGTTAAAAATACTTCACTAGCACCAGTTGTGTTTAGTATATCTAAGGAATATCTAGGACCATTCGCACCTTGTTCGATAACATCCCAGCTGGTCCCATTTGACACAAATGTCACAAAACTAACCATGCTAAAAGCCATAGCAATTAAATATGTAGCACTTCCATCAATTAATTTTGATGTCCCTAATGATGATACTGTTACTTTATAACTGCCGCTATTAGCACTATTTCCATTCGCTACTACTATTTTTCTGCCCTTGTTAAGTGCTGTAGGCTCTGGAAGAGACACAGTTGTATTCCCTGCATAAGTCATCTCTATATATTGGTCATCATAAAGTGACGCATAAGTATTTAACGAACAAGTAACATATTTTCTTGAATCATAAAGCATCCATTTGGCTGTGTCGCTCAAATCATTATTTAAATTATTATCGGCGACCGATATAAATTTTGCTCTGTCTAAACCATTTGGGACACTAGCAAAAGACCCAATATAATATGTTGTCTCAGCGTTCCATTCTGGAATACCAGCTTGCATTAGATAAGCTATTTGTTTAGTCAGAACATAATGTAGGGCGTTTAAATCTTGCACAGCTGGGAAATGGTTGCTTATTACTGCTGATGCCCACCCCTCACCCCAGGCGTCTAATGCTTGAATAGTATCTAAGTCAGAAGAGTAACTTGGTAATGCGGCTTTTAAAGATCCAAATTGCGAAACAACGCCAGAAGAAGATACTTCACCAGCAAATATTTTTTGATTTTTTCTTGTTATTTTAGCCATTATACATCCTAATTATGAAAATGTCAGTGCCAGTGATTCATAAACCCATTTTGTACCTGTGCATATACTTTTTGCTACAAAAGTCACACCACCTGCTTGCGTAAAATCAGCAACAATAATTTTTCTGCCCTTTAATTCATCTCCTGGCGTGGGTAGAGCAACAGTACCACTTGGGCCAGTTGCGCCAACAGGATATACTATGCAATAATCTTCATTTGCAAATGTCACATCGCCTGATACATCCCTTGAAAAATTACTTGTCATATTTAGCCAGTTGCTTGAATCTGTAATGACATTATTTAGATTATCATCTGTAATCGAAGTATAGAGATTACCAAGTCCATCATTGATGATAGATCCAATATAATATGTTGTTGCTGCGTCCCATTCTGATACGCTTGTTTGCATCAAGTATGCTATTTGTCTCGATATCAGATAGGAAAGAGAGTTGACATCTTGAATAGCAGGGGGAGCACTATTTATTGATGCACCATCAATCCCTTGACCATATCCACTTAAAGCTTGAATTGTATCGGGATCGTTAGAGTATGTTGGACTGCCTGCTTTTAAAGAACCAAATTGTCCCAACACTCCTGTCGGACCTGTCGCTCCAAATATCTTTTGTACTTTTATTGCTAATTTTGTCATGCATTAAATCCTATCAGTATAATCTAACATTTTTGAATCAACGAAACCTGACGTATAATCGCTAAAACCAGTTGTATAATAGCTCGGCTGTAAGTAATCATTGAATCCCCATAACTTCGCCACATCAATGCTTGTAAATACTCCTATGAATACTCCAGCTGGTTTTGGTAATAAGTTTTGACTATTCGCAATACTTATTATCCTCGATATATTGCTTTTTACAAAATAAGACATTGTCATGTCTAATTGATCAAAAACTACAATGTCTGTGCCAAAAAAATCATACAGAATTTTATTTATCTCATATAACGAATTATTCGACATGTTGCATAATGATTTTAGCTTTAAAAGTATACGATACTCAGAATCAATAAGAGAGCTAGTTGATTTTGAGGTGTCAACATATCCATAAAATGTAACATTTGCATTTAATGTAGAATCTGTGTAGTCAGTAAATCCATACAATGTTGAGGCTGGATTTACAGTGTCTTCAAATGTGAAATAGTCTCTCGATAAAACCGTATTTATAACTCGATTTACACCTATGTACTCCCCTAAAATATCGAGCTGTGGCCCTGTGGCTGTCTCGATATCGAATGCATCATTTACAGAGATAGCAATCAAATCAGCAATTGCTTGAGAGCACAAAAGCCCTGTAACCAATCTTGCATTCGGTTGATTGATATATTGATAAAGTAACAAGTCTTTATAGTATTCAATTGTAGTTTGAATATCTGTCATAGTTACACCACAGCTATATTGATTTTTGCAGTTGTAATGATCCACCTACCGTCAATTGTTGGTGGAGCTAAATAGGCGCTATTCGCAAGTCCTGTTAATCCTACTCCACCGCCTGTAACCACTGAGTAAGGATCTGATACCTTAACTTGAGATGAAATTTCAGAGTAATCAGCCATCTCATTTATGCCATATTGAATTTTATCGAATATCTCATTTTTGATAAAATCCTCATCAATCGAATGAGTTGATAATTTACTCGTGATAGTTAGATTAATATACAAATCATAATATGTTGGCAGAGAGTATTTAATGGGTATATCAAAGCCATTTAATTGAGTTATGTAAACTGTTTTTGCTGTCCCTGTAGCCCCTGTCGATCCAGTGCCATTGTACATACCACAACCTAAATTGCGTCTCTCATAAATAGTTTGTGCTATTCCTGTGCTGCCTCCACCGTCAACTACGGCCCATATAGAGTGTGCTGGTATTCCATAAGTGTTACCCGCTGAAGTATTGTTCTCGTACACCTTAGCATATAAAACATCCTCAATCGCAAGCAATGCTCCCATAAGACCATCTAAGCTTCCAGTCGATGGATTAGATACTGACACCGATCGACGATATCTTAAAGCTGCGTCTGTCTCCTCATCAGTCCCTTGAACAGTCACCCCACTAGTATTATCAACACTCAATACGCCTAATGTTACTGTCTCGATTGTCGTAATAGTATGGGCTGATACGTCTATTGCTCCAGCAATTGCAGCGGTGAAATGAAGCGTATTCGCTCCACTTGTCGTAGTCGTATCATCAGTCAAATAATATTGATTACCTGCTGTATCAGAGACGGTAAAGGGAGTACCAGTATTCGAAGACGAACCAATAAGATTTACTATCCTATCTGTCGTCACGACAGCATACACTGTCGTCTTTATCGCTCCTTTTCTGATCACACCATTAATAGCGCATCTCTGATCTAATACGACACCTGCCGCTGAAGATGGGGAGAATGAGTTATAAACGCTGCTTATCAAATCTAATATGTCTATCTTGGCCTGAGCAAAAAGATTGATCATTTGCCCGTCTGGTGAGTTTGCAGAGACATTTATATCATTCCCATAGATCCCTTTAAAGCCTGTCTCTAACTCTGTGACGATATCAGCCAATACTTGCAAATGAAGTCCGGTTATGTCTACGTAGTTTGATGTCATATAATCACCGTCCCCAAAACATTTTTTGTGTATAATGTCGTTATATCATATTTGATTGTTAATACCCTGTATATGTCGAATTCATAACTTAATTCGTTTACTGCCAGCACACCATACAGATTTACTATAGCTCCTTTGATTGAGAGAACTATTGCTGCTTTGTTACGATAGTTGATTATGTCGAACCAAGGTTGGCCTATTTCTTGATCAAAAAAACACTCTGCTAAGAATGTTCTAAGATTTGTTTCAATGTTTAAAAGTATTGCTGAATTGCCTTTTGCATAGCATGATTTACCGGCTCCGAATTGCCAGTCTCCCGCTGAATTTAGTCCTCGAAATATCATATTGCACCCTCGTCTAGTAATTTTGCCATGTCAGTTGAGAGAGTTGTTAGGTCTGTTTTTCTTGAATCGAGTGTCGTGTTGTACCCTGTGAATTTAGTTTTTTCACCTAAAATAGTTGATGCATTTATAGGAATGGCTGAAGTCGCTGGAACCCCAAGAGTTGCCGTTGTTGTAATTACTTGAATAGCGCCTATCAAATCAATCAAAGCGCCTATCTCGGTATTCATCTCTTTAATCGTATCAATAGTGCTTTTGATTGTCGTATTGAGACTTGCAAGCAATGTCTTTAAATCTTCATCTTTATTTTTGATCACTATTTTACTAGTACCACCATTGATGCATATTCTATTTGACAATGTTGCTTTTGGAGCGTTTATTGGGTTTATCCCGACTAAGACAATACCATCAGCAATGCTATGCGCTCTCTTATCAGAAGGTGTTGTAACATCACCTCTAAGATACCAATTGTCAATACTGCGATCATTAAAGAGCACAATGCAGTTATCATTCTCTGCTATAGGACATGATACAAATGAATCACCGCCACTTAGTGTGAATACTGGACAATCATCTAAAATCGGGTACTCGACAATCTCACCATTCCCCATCAGCATTTGAAAATTGATCTTAACTTTTGCAGTATTTGTGATTGCTTTGTATTCTAATATTGTTCCTATTTGTACGCAATTAATTGCAAGCATGGTCTGTCTTTTTAACTGATCTAAAACAGTCCTCAATTCTGGCTGTGTGGCCGGAGCAATAATTCTCTCTGTCATAAATGGAATCCTCCATTGGCATATTTAGTGTAATCACCAGAAGAAGGCTGAATCCGATATTCCATTGTTGAAAAGTCTAAAACTACTTTGTAATCTTTTTGATACATCATAGTCAAAATAGTTCTACAATCCCCGCCAATAGCCCCTGATATTGTACCCCTATGAATGATGCCAGTTACTTGATAAACACCGTTAAAATGTTCGTCTGTCTCTGATTTTAATTCAATTAATTGTGATGGTTTAATTCTTGATTCAAAAAGCATTTCAACTTCAACCACAATATTTGCTTTTTTTGGCGTGCCTAGCAAACCATTATCAACGTCAATTAAGCGTATTTCGCCTTCAATACCCTCTGTTTTATCTAATGCATAAACTGAACCATCATCTACATAAAATGAATCTTTTGTCAGATCACTAAGAACATCTTGAGGCGACCCAAGTATTGCCATATATCTTTTTGCTATATCTGTGAATTTTGTTCCTATTGTAACTTTATCAACACCGTCAAGAGACTTCGCTATTTTAGCAATAGCCATTGCTTGCGTCTCACCTGGATTGATATTAGCTGTTACCATTTGTGTGTTAAACGAAGGAAGCCCGTCAAAAGCTTCGATCACTGTTCTAAACTCAGAACCTTGACGATATGAATATGCTCGACGAATTGTTCCATTAAAACATCTAGGCAATAAATCTTCTTTGCTCTCTGCATAGCCAGCAAAAAACTGAATAGCCCTTCTATTATCTCCTATATTGTAATCCATTGCGTCTTTAACAAGTTTAGCTCTCGTGTCTTTATTTAAATTATATATTGTAAAAGTAGCCTCATTTGACTTCGCAAGATTGTGTCGAGTGATTGAGAATTCCACAGTTAGAGGCGACGTTATCTCTATATAAGAATTCTTTTCAATAGTCTCGACATTCATAATAAATGACCTATTGAATTTCCTATTTGACATAAATCGCCTCCACATCCGCCATGTCAATTTCGTCTAACATGTAAAATGACCAGCCATTTAACCAAGCATCTTGTGAAAATGGATCAAGTGAATCAGGCCCACCAATTGCTATTCCAAATGGTACAATACTGCTAAATTGTCTTAAAAGATTAGGCGAAACTGATACTCGCTCATTGTTTAAAGAAAATACACCCCAATTAATTGTTATGAACCAAGCATATTGCAAAGGCTTAAATTCTAGGTAAATTTGAATATCATCATACCCTTCAAGCGCAAATTTAAAAGTCTGCTTATACGAATCATTCAATGTTGTAATTTGTCTCATTTAAAAAATCCCATGCTTTTTGCTACATTTACCCCAAAGCTACCAGTTGTTGCAGGAGCCTGTTTACCTAAATTTGAAGCGGCACTTGCTTGTGCTGCTATTCTACCAACAAGAGTACCTGTATTGGTTGTAGTACCTACAAATCTCATCTCTTTAAAAGTCAATGTGAATGTTGTTTCCATGATGCTCTCTGCGTCTTGATCAGCCGACCATGATTCAATAGCCATAGAAGGGTAGGTTTTCCAAGGTGTCTCTACAGATATAATTGATCTAAGTAAAAATAGATTTTCAAATTGAGTAAAAGCAGTTTGCTGTTTATTAAGAGAAGGATTCCCTTTGAAAAGATCAGATAAATTATTATAAGCTTTTGTCGCTGTATCAATAGCCGATGATACTTCATAAGCTGCGGCAATAGCTTTTGTCGCTTGCAATCCTTGCTTGGGACTGAGTAACCCCAAAGGCGTCAATCTATCAGCCATTGCTTTTAAAAATGAAATGCCAGCTGCTTTTGTATAAACTAACTCCCCTACTTTTCCAGTGAGTGTTATTCTCACAGGATCTAATGCAATGTGGTCTTGAATAGAACTATTATTTTCAGTGAAATGGTCTGTTATTTGAGCGGAATATGAGACATTCTCAGTGAGATTAATATCAAGTAAAATCCCTTCAATTCCTTTTTTTAAATCACTCCCTTTAAGCAAAGCAGCCATTCCAATTAGCGACAAAGCAGAACCGCCCTTGCTAATTGTATTACTGACACCACTTATAGTATTTATAAGAGACATTATTTCTCCCCCGCTGCCTTCTCAAAGTATGAACTTTGTACCGCATTATCAAATAAGTCTTTAGCCTTTATTGCTGCTGCATTTGGATCTTTTACGCCGTTTACATTTATGTTTACATTATTTGTAACAGTGTTTTTCTTTGTAGCTTCTGGATTTACAAGACCAACATTTCTTAGCGTGGCTTTAATGCTGCTATTGTCCCACATCTCATTTATCTTGCCGCCAATTCCCCAATTCATTTTACCCATTTGATCTTCAGCGGCACCTAGCCCTGCTGGTTTTTTTTCTTTACCTTCTTTTTTCTCTTTATCTTTTTCAGCTTTATACTCAGCATATCCTTGTGTCATTAGTTCTTCTTGCTTATCCCAATACTCATCATAGTTACCTAATGTCATCAATTTTCTAAGTTGGATATAATAGTGAATAAGATCTTTTACGGCCCCATTAATATCAGTGAAGTAACTTAGCATTCTTCCTAGCAAGCTATCTTCACCCCGAACAAAGGCCCATATGTCGTCAATTGCAGCGGCGAGCAATAGCAATGCTCCAGTCAATGGGAAAAATGCGACAAATAATGCCCCGCCTATTGCTACGATCCAAGGTAAATATTTTTTTAAACTCTCAAAAAATGGCTCTAACTTTGTTGATAGTCCTGAAAATGTCGTACCCATTCGATCAAAAAAATTGATTATTAATGTTGCAATAGGAGTTAGAAAAGCTGCAAATTTTTGCATTACTCGTTTGCTTTGTTCAAATATCCTCGTGAAATAAAAATTGAAGTCTTTAAGGCGCTTAATCTCTTTATCTGTCAAAAGCGTTTTCGTCTCAGGAGGCATGACATTTTGTTTATTTTTCAGAAAATAGATCAAATCATCAGACAAACCAAGATCCCTGGCCATGCTGTTACCAAGTGCAGTTGGCATGGTCTTTAGCTTTGCAGCAAGTTGATCGAGAAGCTTCAAGGGATCCTCATGTGGATCTAACCCGAAAAATTGAAATGCGCCAATGTTGCCCCCTCGCCCGAGCATGATGTCAACCGATTGTTGTTGAAAATTCCTAACGGCCCCTGCGATATCGTCAACACTAGAACCGGTCTGAGCGGCCATGTCTCCCATGCGCTGAAGGGTGTCAGTTGATAGTCCAGTGAGGGTAGATAGTTTATCGAGGTGTACAGCAGCGTCAGACGCCTTCTTGACGAAATAAGTCAATGCTGTAGTCGATCCCAATATCTGAAGTCTTGCCATTGCAAGGTTACCCCAATATTCCTTCATTTTTACATTCAGGCTCTTTAGAATGCCTTGGCTCTTCGTTTTTTCAATATTGCCTTTTTTTTCACCAAAATTTAAATCATTGATCCCTTTGTTCAAGCGTTCCTTAGATTTAATTTCTATCAATTCTGAATCTGTCATTGCTCCCATTTTGACAGCCATTTTACCTAAAATATCACCTAGTTTTTCCATTGATTGCATGAGCACTTGAGTGACATCATTTGAAGCTGATATGACGTTTTCAAACTGCTTTGCCTCACCAAGCCCTTCACTTTTGAATCCCAAGCTAAAAAACAATTCACCTACATTCATCCTCTATCCCCTATCAAATAGCATTGGCGCTCATATTTGTTTTTAAAAATCAAATAATCATAAGCGTCACAAATCAAATCAACACGTTCATTCATTAATACCTCAGGAGACCCAAAGCCAGCACTTGCCAGCTCCATGATTATAAAACGATGATTATCCATCTTGATATCTATTTTGGGGGATTCACGCTTATTGCTATCGCTCAATTCGTTTTTAAAGACGAAAGAAGATTTTCGAAAAAAGGGGAGATATTCTCTTTAATAACGTAGAATACTGTAGGCAAAAAATCAGGTCTATTTTCCCTATTTTCAAAGGTCTGTGAATCAATTTTAAGCCCATTATATGTTGCTCTTTTAAAGCATAATTTAGCAGCGTCAATGATAGGCTTACTCGACAAAATAGCACAAATTGGATTCTTTAAATTCATGACATCAGACATAACGAATTCTTTTAAATTTAGACTTCTAATGTCGAAATTAATGCGCTCAATTTCTTTGGTGATAGCCTGAGACACACCCCAAGCTTCCTCGAAAGGAAGTAGGGTAATGTCTAAGATCGATCCGCTTGGTAATGTTATTTTATTCATTAAACAATGGCCCTATCACTTGTCGCAAATACCCACGTGTAAACGCTGATAGCTTGTTCTGTATCGCCTTCAACATTCACCACAGCCTCAACTTGTTTTGTCGGGATGCCTCCAGTCAAAACATAAGTATCGGCTGTTACTTTGCCCGCACCATCACCTAACTTTTTAACTAGCTCTGCGTTTTGGACTGAATAAATCACTGGATCGCTGCGATATGCCGTTAAAAATGATTGCAAGAATTTATCATCTGCACTACCACGGATAACTTTTACTTCCATTGACGCCTGAAAACCGCTGGCATTTTGAACAAATATTGTGTTTCCATTCTTACCTGTTTTGACTGTCGCCAGCTCGGTTGCATAAGATATTTTTGCGACTTCACCACTTCCAAAATCAGCTAAAAGCCTTCCACCAATTGTGATCGTGTCGCTACCTGCTAATGATAATGTACCCATATGTTTATCCTCTCTCGGTTATGCTTTATTTGTTTACGTTGACGATGACATTGCTTGAATGAATTGCCCCTGCATATTTTATAGCGATTTGAACCACAGGCGATATTCTTGCAAGTCTATCAGCACTTGACTGCTGGGCGACTGGTAAAGAGTAAATGTAAAAGCCAAAGTCTGAAATGTTGCGTTTAAAATCTTCGGGATCTCCAAATGTATCTGATCCAGTCCATAGTCCAGGAGCAACAAAACCGTTCGATACAGCTTGAGAACAGACTTGACGATATGCTCCTTTAAGACCGTCCATCCCTCTCTCGGTCTGAGGTATCTTAGTACCAGCTTGTCGTAAGAAATTAAAACCAGCTACTTCTAATGCTCCAATCAACCAGCGAAGATTATAAACATCATCGAAGAAACCATTTGCTCCATATGACATCACGCATGATTGACCAGCGATATTGACATAAACATCCGCTCCAACGGCTTTAGCGGCGGTTAGAATTGTCTGTGTCATGCCTTCATCAGATGATACCCCAGCTAGTTCTTTTAAATTCATTGTCTGTGCTGTGTTCACCGCTGAAAAGTTAGTGCTCATTCCACGACCAGCATATGCCCATTTAAAGTTGGGTAGGCCCGTCGCGCCTGTGTAGTGCAATACTCGTGTCAGATTCAATGATGAATCTTCGACCTCATAAGCAAGACCACCATTGCTTAAAGATCCAATTGCTGAATCAGCTAAGAACAAAAGTTTACCCGCTGCCTGTGCTACGGCTCCCGCTCTAAGAGCTTCTAAGTTATCTCCCGTAGCTCCTGTATAGCCCGAAGGTCCAGTCACGCCTAGAGCATATGTTGCGCTGCAGCCACCAAAGTATAGGAGCGAAGATGCTCTTACTATTGCCTCCTCCAGCACTTCTCCAGCAAGCATTGGGACCACGATAAAGTAGCCTCCACCTGTGAGAATGTTGGGTGATTGACTAAATACTGATACTGCCGCAGCCGCTGTTAAACTACCCGAACCCCATGTCGTGGCTACATCGGCAGCACTAGAATAGACTGCAAATAATGCTGTTCCAAGAGATACTGCTGGAGTGTCTTTTGTGAAACAAACCAAGTTGTTTATACTATATGCTGCAAGACCTGCAGGTGGCACTATCACGCTGATATTGACTACGTTTACAATTCCTATCATCGACATATAAAAATCTCCTATTGTTCTGCGAATGCAATATATGCTGGAGTTATTTGGTCATAGTAATTAGCTCCAATTAGCATACTGTATTTTCTGAGTACCGGCAATGTAATCGCTATTCGATTTAATAATGTTGTACCTTCGATTGCAGATACATCATTTATGCTCGAAGGTATCTCTGCTATTTTTAAAGCTAGTTCTTCTTGGACTTGTTGACTATATGTTGAAATAAGAGATCCCATAACTTCGGGATATCTCTCTAAACATTCTGTAGTGTAGCTCATAAGATTTATTGACAAGGTTTCTTGGACATATTGATTCAAATCATCCTTCATAGTTGATTGATCGAATCTTCTAGTATTAGCATATGGTTTTATTGACATGATGCCAACAGTAATGTATAGCGATTTATCTTCGGGTATAGCCCTGCGCTGATTATAAATCCAAATCTGATTGTCTTTAAGAGACATTCCAGCTTTGATGATATCGCATATTATTTGCGGTGTGATCCTCATAGGTATGTACTCGTGATTTTGTATTCGACAAAGCCAAATTGATTCCAATCTGTCTTATTCACTACTCTGAATTTTTCAGATTCTTTACACTCAAAAATTATAATGTCATCTACTTTTAAGTCTAATGCGTTATCAGAATAAAGTAACTCGGTATTCCATTTACGCTGTCCCTCTGTTTTCATTTCAAGAGATTGACCAGTTGGAATTCGAAATATCTTTACTGTTTTTTCAAAATAAGATTCAACTACTTTGTAATCTTCTGTTCGTTTTGCAGTGATAAACACACGGGTTTCTTTTGCCCATACCATAACCGCTGCATTCATGTTGGGAAGTTGATTGTTCATCAAACTACCTCGTGAATAATTGATCTAAGCATCTCGCCTGTCTCCCACAGAATTGAATGAAATTCTTTAGCTGTGTTGTCTTTTGCTCGACCTGTCACACTACGTTCCGCAATGCGTCTATCAGATAGTTTTTTCCAACCAGGCCCTTGTGCGACGAATGTTTCCTTTACCCAACCGCGCCATTTGTAGCCTATCTCATTCAAAAATATATCGCCTTTACCCTCGCAAATAAGCTTCAAATTGCGATCTCTGGCTTGATATAAATTATCTTTATATTTGTCTTGATAGTTGGCTTTTGTTTTTCGAAGGAACGAGCGTTCTGGTATTGTTCGTCTCATTCCTTTTCGATCTTGTGCTGGTGATCCAAATTCATGAACCATAGCTAATGCAATTGCATCAACCGATTTACCTGAATTCTTATCGGGAGGCCTTTTTGGTGAGATAGCAAGCACACCAATCTTCACATAATGATTTGCCTCGACAAATTTTTTAAGATTGTCGAGCGATGTTTTGTCGTACTTGAATTCTGTTTTTGACATTAAACATCTCACTCACCATGGAGTTGTTGCGCCCTGTTCAACTACAAAATTACCTATTAATAAAGGTTTCAATAACGATATGTATTTTTGACCATATCGAGTTGTTGCATACGATCCCAGTATTGGATCATCAAGCATCCATTGTGGTATCGAGTATGATTCTGACACACCACCTATTGAACGACTAGATACTGGAAAAGAGCTAGCCCCACCCATTCCTTGCAATGCTGTATTCAAGTCATTGCAAAGGTAATGAGCGGCCAGATATAAAAACATAATCTTCAATTGAGTATCATCAGAAAATAAACTCTCATTGAAGTTGATTGTTGCTTCATTGAATGCCCGTGTAATATCGCTATCCATAACATAATCTTTTTGACAGCCATAAACTGAGACTGTGTCCCCGCTAGGGATAGCATATTTAAAATCACGGACAAACAAATCCTTAAAATCATCCACGACAATGTCAGAGACAGTTATCATTTAATCAACCTTAAGAATCAATGTGGGAAACGAAGCAAACAACCAATCGGCTATCTCTTTTGATACTAGAATAGCAGACTGGTGTTTCAAAACGCTTCCGTCTGGACACCTTATTTCACCTGGCCTTTTAGAGAAAACACGGATTTTGTCCGCATTTTCTTTTACAGGCTCTTCCTTCTTTTCATTAAAAACATTCTTAGACATTCTTCAAATCCTTAAGTGGCTGTGTTGCCGAAATAGAGCATTTCTTTTTCACGTTGCGCTACTACTCCAGTGAAGCTACCAAATCCTACGTTCTCCCATGAAAAGCCATTAAAAGTTCCGGCTTGGGTCATGGTGTAGTCGATGGGCAAATCCATCTTCACGCTTGATTCATCGTAGTTCAACAATACGTAGCGATTGTTGGTTGTATCGAAGTTAGCCTTGTCTGCATAGGCGCATGGCAAAATCTTAAACGCTTGGTTGCCAGTGATTGTTTTGAATGCAGCTTCAAGCAATTCGAGTTTGGTTTTTAGAGGGTATGTCGCATCTGGAAAATTGATAAGACCATTATAGTCTGTCTCAGGCATAATGAAGTGAGAAGGCTTTGCGGTACGAGCGCAATTCGATCTATAAACTTCGTAGATCGCTCCAACAAAAGTGTTGAATTCAGCGGCTGACATTGCACTAACTTTTTTGGCGATAGTGCTTGAATCAACAGTCACGTTGCTATTGTTGAGCAATCCTGTGTCTGCACCATAACCTAAGAACGCTACTTCTTGGAGACCAAGGTCCCATTCTTGACGACGAGCCTTTTCACGAGCCTCGATTAAACTAAACAGAGTATTGGCGCGCATTGCTTCTTCTAGCTCGAACACGTTATAGACCATCCCTTTAGCCCAGTTATAGATTGTCTGGCTGATTTGGTCATATGCTGCGTCAACTAAAGGAAGTTGAGACTGGTTAGATGCGTTGGAGATAACACCAGACTTGAAACCCTCACCTTTTACGTATGTTCTCCAGTTGATGATAGCTCTTTGATAAGCGCCGTTACCAACAACAACAGGTAAATATTCCGCGAAATCGATGGTATAAAATTTCTGCTCAGAAACTTTTTTCCCTACTGCCGTTAAAGTGGTTATTAACTGAGAATAGCCTAGGGAGTTTTTGTTTAATTCGCCTTTATTTGCATCATAAAACTTATATGGATTTTGCATATTAAATCTTTCCTTTTCAAGTTTAGGAGACCCTTACCTTGGATCTCCTTTGTTGTCATTAATACTTATGCCGAAGCGCCTGTAGGTCCTGTAGGTCCGGTTGGGCCTGTACCAGATGGTCCTGTAGGTCCTGTAGGTCCAGTCGCTCCAGTTGCTCCAGAGATTGCAAGCTTGAACACGAACACTCTGATAAGACCGGTATCAGCGGTAGCATTATCGAGCGCAACACCAATGATAGTGTTACTTGCTGTCTGAGTTGCAACTTTGAAGGTGTCATATGCATATTGAAGCGAAGCACCAGCGGTGATAGGAGCACTAGCTGTCATCATAACAACAGAGCCTAAAACTGCAATTTCAAGCTTGTCGCCTACTGCATAACTGTCTTTTAGCGGGTTAGTGAGAACAACACCAAAGTATGCAGAGGTAAGCCCTGTCCCCTTTATTACTTTAGTTACGTTGGGAGCGACGGTTGAACCGATACATACCATTTCACCAGGAACAACGGTTGCCGATGCGCTTGCAGAGTAAAACTCTACAGTCATTGTTTGACCAGCGATACGAGTACCGGCGGTGGTCAACATTCCAAATTGATTCTGATTTAAAGCCATTTTATCATCTCCTATTATTTAGCTATTAACCTTTTTTACCGTATCTTGCTTTGCCCATGTCTACACGTTCTTTTGTGCTTGTAAATTGGTCCTCAACTTTATAAGTGATCCCATTTGCATGGACTTCTTTTAGCAAGTTGAATCGTTCTTCTGTCTCTTTATCTTCAAGTGAATTCTTCTTAGAATCCTCCTTTTTTTCTTCCTTCTTTTCATCTTCGACTACGGCGTTTTTCTTTTTGTTTTCTTTGTACATTGCTTTAAGCGCATTAACGCTAATCTTCTCACCGTCAACGTCAACTTCGTCTGTGTCGTTAGCCATTTTTTTGGCTTCCTTCTTTTCTTCTTTTTCTTTTTCTTCATCTTCATTTTTCTTGTTCAAGCGAAGCGTTTTAACATCGCTGATCACTTGCGATAGTGGAATATCTGTTCCATCGATATCAACAAACAATTCTTCGCCTTCATTCGTCTTCAATTCTTCTCTTGAGACTAATTTCTTGAATATTTTACCGATCATGCTATTGCTCCCTTTTTGATTACTCGTGACTATAATATCTTTATTATGATCCTCTTGTAAAGTATTGCTGTTTAAGAATATCGGATTGACTGCCATCTCGTATCTTGGAGTTTTAACGATAGCTAAATGCTCGTATCTTCCTTCGATCAATTCTCTGTCATAACCAACATTGTTATGCGTTCCACCAGAAGCATACTTATCACCGAACCATGCTGTACTGACACCCCATCCGTTTTGAAGCAAACTTATTGCCTCCTCGTTATCGACAACGAACACGGCATCCCAAGTGTCAGTTATCGAATCGTACTCCATTGCGCTGACACGTCCAACCACTGGCATATTTGAGATGTTCTCATCAGTGATCAATTCCGATGGGTGATCAACAACTACAGGCACACCCAAAGCAGTTGGTGCAAGCTGCCATAAAGCCTCCTGAGAGACATAAATGGTTTCTTTTGGATAAGCGCAAAGCCCTCGTCTCATGCATTGCATTCTGATGACTTTGCCTATTGCTAATTGTTCCTTCATATTTGTTACCTCTACTCTTATCTTATTATACTACATGTTGTATGGATAGGTAGAAAACAGCTCCACTTATTTTTTATATACTGTTCTGCAACATTGTAACATGGCGGCAATGAAATTAGAGATGAATTATGTTCACAGTATGCATCTATCACATAATTGTTAGAAAACTTATTGATTGTCTGTAGACACAAGTCAGTACCAAAAAGATGGTGATTAGGGATATTCTCATCAAATGATATTTTGTCGAATGAACTTTTTTTGACAACTAATAGTAGTTCATCAAGCGTATCAATCACACTAGGCTTTAAATCTTGCGTCTTAAGCAAGTTACCCCTATCTAACACGTTAGCTGATAGATATTCATCATATTTGCCGGCAACACCTAACACTCCCCAATTCGCATAGCACAATTTACCTATTGAGATAGTGAGATCCCCGAAGAATGATTCAGGCAAATAAACATCTTGATGCACAAATATTATGATGTCCTGTGTACAATCTTTTATTGCCTCGTTATAAGCAACACACGGCTTTGTAAATCCTGTCTTGATATGTAAATCATGCATCCATATATTTGGTGATCTTAATAGATTTGACCATAGTGTTGCTTCATTACTAGCAGCGACAACAATTGAAAATTTCATATTTAAAACTCACACACGAGTGAATAGCGAAGATTTCTGCCTCTTTTACAATCCCAATTAAGCGGTGATACTTTTGTACAAAAATGTCGTTGTTCACCTGGAAATTCAATGACTAATTCGATATCAGTCTTAAACGAATATGTACCAATATTCTCAGAGTATGTATTATTGACACCGAAGAATGTTGATTTACCGCTATTACCTGTTAACCCTACAGGCCCATCGAATCGTGTCTCTGATTCATAACGAGCACAGGTACAATACGTAGCTGCATTGCTGTTAGCAGAGAGTAAAAGCATTCCGATACATAATAGTCTTTTCATAGTTAACCCCCTATTTGACGGCTCTTAGTACAGCCATAACCCAACATATTTCATCATTCGTCATTCCAGTTGTTGCAAGGCTCAATATCTCAAATTTTGGTTTGATGTCATATAGTGCTCTGTGGATGTCACAAGCATAGTATGCGAAGCTGTTTTGATTCCAAAACGAATAGTGTGTTGGATCTTGAAAAGCCCCTCTCCCGTCTGTGCTAGGGGTCTGAGACATGAATATGCCTCCTGGCTTAAGAAGTCTCCAAATCTCAGTCATGATATGAATGCGTTTATCATTGTTAATATGCTCTAAAAAATCGGCTGCGTGAATCTCATCCGCGATACTATCATCAAGCGGGATCACTTGATTGCAATCACACACTAGATCGACACCTTCTAATGCTTGACAATCGATCCCAAAGTAACCTTGTTTTTTTCTGCGACCGCATCCTAAATCAATTTTCATCTTTTTTAATCCCCCAGAATTGTAGGTCAACACCTTGAACATGAAATAAGTATATTTCAAAGTGCTCATCGAAGTCTAAAGCTTCTCTGATATCTGATTCGGTTAAGTTTTTATAATGATCATTAGTATGCGGACTATGACCAGGCCATTCTTTAACTGTTCCATGTTCGGGAGTACCCGCCGAAGCGCATGAGAATGCAAATAGACCTTTAGGTTTTAATAAGCGCATGACAATAGCAATCATCGATTCAAGATAGCGGCTATCATGTTCAAAAGCATTACTACTTATTATTGTGTCGAATTGCTTATCCTCATCATATTCACAAGGCTCGAAGTCTGCCACATGAGCGACAATGTCAACATTTTTACCAGTCCCTAAATCAAGACCGATATAAGAACAATTATCAAATAGATACTTATTAGTCCCGTTGATATCCTGAGATCCAACATCAAGTACAAATTTATGATCTTTAAAATACTGTGGAAAAGTTCTTTTAACCATTTCCATGAAATCCATAGAGGCTTGATGCATGATATCACCTTTACCATTCGATTATAGGGCATGGAACACAGCGACAATTGAAATCCATACCCGCATGAGCAAATCTATCTGGTTGTCCCTTCTCTGATACAAGTGGAGGACTATCCCAACTAATTACATCCCCGTTCAAATCAACATGACGTTTTCTAACTTTATGATCGCCTACAGTCTGCCACTTATATTTTTCAATTCCATTTTGTTGACATTGCGATTTATTGAATGTCGTGACTAATAAAGCTGTCTCTTGCCTAGCGATGAATTTACATCGTGCGTCACTGATCTTAAGGCGTCTTTTAATTGCATTGCGAAGGTCTACCCTTGACTGCCCTGCAAGTATCATATCACTGATATCAGCTCTTAGCTTTTCTACTATCTCTTGTTCAAAATTTTCTAGAACTACTTTAGTTTGTTTTTCATATTCATGTAACAATTTTTTGCGAATGGGTAGATCAATTGTAGTGAGATAATCTTTGCTGATAGTCTCAAGACCGACAACACTGAGTTGAGGAGCTACACCAACATTCTTGCGAAGTATCGTCTTAAACTCTTTTGAAACCCGATCTAGATTAGTTACACCCATGCTTTGGATTGTCATGTTCTTTACAAATGAAGATGTCTTGCCAGTCATTTCTTCAAGCTTTTTTGTAAGGTTTCCACTGAGAGCCTTCATTGAATTTATATTGTACTGTACTGCCCTCTTTAAAACGAATGGCATTTTATGTTCTGGCAAAGACCAATTACCATGCTCAAATTTACCACCAAGTGCTTTTATCTCTTTTGATATCGAGGCCGATAGTTGCCCTTTGAATTTACCATCTTTGTACTGAATCTTCCCGTCTTTTAGATAGCGTTCGAGTATCGTGTCTTTTGCGTTATCTAATCGCTCGGCTGTGATATCAATCAAAGGTTCGAATACTGCCTTGAATATGACCTTTAAAAGATACGTGGCTAGCTCATCATGCCATGAATCTTTATAAACAATTGGCTGTAGTATTTTCTTTTTCATAAAAGCCATTCCGGATGATTTAAAGTCCATTTGACAGTTCTGTTTAGTGAGTTATAAAAATCAATGGGAGCATTCCAACCTAGCTTTTTAATTTTGTTCCCATCAAGCGCATACCTGCGATCATGTCCTGGCCTTGCAGAATGGAAATCTAAAAATTCATATCTTAGTTCTTCACCTACATATTCAGCAATTTTTATTGCCATATCAAAATTGTTAACTTCAATGTTGCCTACAATGTTATATCTGTCTGGTTTGATAATTTCTTGCATTGAATCTTGATATTGAGTTAACCCGCCCTTATTGATCAAAAACAAAAGAGCGTCGGCATGATTCCTTGCATGAAGATAATATCTTGTACCAACAAATTTTTCGCTACCGTGAATCGTGACGACCTCTTTATTCAGCACCTTTTTGATAACCATGGGGATAAACTTCTCCCTATCCTGCCGTTCTCCAAACATGTTCATGGTATTTGTAATGATCAAAGGAACCCCAAATGTCCTCCAGTATGATATCGCAATCGCTTCCTGAGAGGCTTTACTTGCTGAATAAGGATTGCTAGGGAGAATAGCTTCCCATTCGCTATGATTGTGACCATTCAATGCAGCTCCGTAAACCTCATCAGTTGATATTTGGATAAATATTTCAGGCTTTATTTTTCTTGCATAGTCGAGCATGTTAACAGCTAAATTAACATTATTGCTTATGAATGATGTCGGATCTATTATTGATCTATCAACATGTGATTCAGAGGCTACATTTATTATATAATCGACGTGTCCTATTTTTTCTATTAGCCTATCTGATATTGGTGTCGTTAAATCATGCGCAAATATTTTATATCTATTGTGGTCTTGATATATTCGCAATGAATCGCCACGATGTCTAAAGCTGTCGATACCAACAATATCCCAGTCTGTATTGATAATAATATGTTCAACTAAATGAGCCCCAACAAATCCAGCACTACCAGTAACTAAAACACGCTTCATAAATTCCCCATGATTATAAATTATACTGTACCTTTTCCAGATCCCTTAGCAGGTGTTGCTTGTTCCATTTGATCAACACCCATTGCTTTGAGATCCTCAAGGGAGATCGCTTCATTTTCTTCTAGATCGATTGAGAATATCTTTTCACTGTTCACTAGCTCGACAGCCTTTTCACTTGTGCAAAGCCCGCTATTCACGGCTGTAGTAATACGATTCAATGCATCTGTCTTGACCATTGATTCTTGCTGATTGGTCATGATGCGAAGCGGTTTAAAATCAAATGTGATATTTTCTGGTATATGTCCCAAAACTTTTTGACACGCAATATTGAGTATCTTGATTAGTCCTGTTTTACATTTTGATCGTACATCAGATTCAATCATAGCATTGTAGTTTTCGATATCATCTTCACCGCTCGAAAATCCAGAGGCAGATAGTCCGAATAGCTTTGTCATAGGCATTCTAAGATCACATGCAAGACCGATTCTTATCTGTGTTAGTATCTCTGACAGTCCAGCAAAGCCTAATGTCTTTTGCTCATATTCATCCTCAATATCCATAACAAGTGCATTCTGATAGTTCTTTATTTTAGCTGCAAGCGATACTCGTGCGGCTGTTTTTTGTGCGCCGTCTCGTGTTGCAATTGCACTATTGAATCCATTCAATTTGAAGATGTCAATTTTAGATTCATCCAGTAATTCATATGTAACATTTTGATGCTTTAGATATTGATTGTACGAGCGCATAATTTTCTCTAACTCTGATACTCCCCAACCACCAAATTGACCTCTTATGAGTGAAGGCGCATCCTTATTTTTAAGCTTAATTATGTTGCCTTCATTTATGCTGTGACCATAATAATTGTATGGGCAATTGATTGTGTCATGCTCTTTAAATTGATCGAGTGTTGACATTCCAGAAGGCGAGTAGGAAAGCTCCCATCTATCGGCAGCATAGAATTCAATTTGTGTTGTCTCTTTTATCGAATTGATATTGAGAGGCTTTGTTAGATCTTGACCCGCATTTATGATGATACCCGATCCACCATAAAGTCTGGCCCATTTAAGCGCCTGTGCGTAGGTTTCGAGCACTTGCTCTTTTGATAAATATGCGTCCAAATCCTTGATGTCATCGGCTGATATCTCAGGACATTTGATAATGATCCCACCACGAAATGCATCGTCAATAGGCTGATCAATGACAACTTGAATGATGCCATGCTCCAAGTATGTCTGAGACAATAAAGCACGATTTAAAGTGATTGCGTGAAACCTGTTATTAAAACTTAGCGCATCCGATTGGCTTAAATTTGCGCCTAGCGATTGCGTGAAATCCATCATTGAATTGGTTTGTAAATCATCCTTCATATTTTTCCCCTTTTTAAAACCTATATATCATATTACATAACACCTTCATCAAATATAGATTTTTTATGTTTGATTAGAGTATCGAGCGCATACCGCACCGCATCAATGACATGGTTGTAGTCGTCAATCACAATCGGCAAAATATCATTTGTTCGTTTATCTATTTTGAATGAATATCGTTTAAATTCTTCAATAGCATGAACGCATGAGGGATGAATAACAATCTTTTCAAATCCTCTTAGAAATTCAATTCCCTCTGCTACAGATTCAGGCCATTTCTTTGCGCCTTCGATATTCCAGCCTTCATTCTTGAGATAGCTGATAGTCTCTGGCCTAGCGCAATCTGCTTTGATTTTGTAGTGTTTATTAGCTATAGCCTTCCTAATCAACTTCCCAAGATCGTTTATCTCGATATGATATCCATATGCCTCAGCATCGATATAGAGCCTCTGATCCCGTATAAAGCATCTTACCACTGTGCTTGGATCATTCGCAAAGCCAAAGTCCATCCCGTGATAGTATGCTTCAACACCCTCAGAACTAAACTCCTCTACTACATATTTACCTTTAAAAACTTGTGCGTCCGATACTGTTCTTAGCTCACCTTCCCATACGTGTAGATATTTTTCATAGTCGGTTGCTTTAAGATGCAACATCTCTTTACGCAATACTTCAGGGAAATATGGGTTATCGTCATAGTTTACTTTTCTGATAACCATGTCTGGTTGTCCTGTAACAACAAACATTTGATAGACGGGGTCATCCTCATGAGTAGGGTTAAACGATATGATGATTTTACTGTTAGGCTTGCGTATTGTAGGTATCAGCGTGTCCCATGAATTCTGAGATACCTTGTCAGCCTCTTCAATCCAACATATGTCGATGCCTTCAGTTGATTTGACTGATTCAATATTATGAGCAAGTCCCTTGAAAATGAACACACTATCGTTACATGAGCATTCGATTGTTGCGTTTTTTATGTAAAACCACTTCTCAAGACTGTACTCGTATATGATACCCTTAAGCAGAGAGTAAACGGATTCTAAGATCGAGTTTTGTAGCTCTCTACCGCACAGTATTTTAGTTGTTTTACTGAGAGCCTGACAAATGAGATATCTAGCTATGCTATGTGATTTGCTCGAACCACGTCCACCATAGTATACGTAGTATCGATAATCGTCTGACAAATCAGCGAATGCATCGGGAACAATAATGCTATTTTGATTTTTTGTCATTTTGGCTTTTGGTTATAAAGTTGACTACGGGAGCTGATTCAGATACTTCACCTTTGAATTCTGACACCATTTTATCAGACCATCCGACCATATTTTTAAGAGCAAAGATGATTACAGATGGGTTACCTTTTTCGATAAGTTGGAACGCTTTTCGTCGTAAAGATATTTTACCATTTACTGCTTTTGTCTTGTAATACTCTAAATAATTCATGCCTTTTTCAGCTTTACAACGATTTTCAAGGGTCTCGATTGTGCAACTAAAAAACGATGCTATTTCTAATTGTGTGCATTGAAGGAAACATAATTTATCAAAATGCTCCCAATCAATTTCAATCTTTGGTCTGCCTCTATTTGATTTTGAGTTAGTTTTGTATTTATACATTGTTTACTCCATTCCAGTTGTTATTTCTTTAAAGACTGTCTTAATATCATAGGTGTTGTGTGTTCCCAGTTGACAGAATGATGCAATCGATTTGTTTTAAATCCCATCAATTTAACTGTTACAGAGGAGGGGTGATACATTACTGAGTAAAATGATTTTATGTATGTACCAGAATCAAGATACATTTCAGTCATACCACCAGAGTTAGCTTGTGTCTGGATCTGATTTAAGCATACTTGATTTGTCGTAAACATCAATAATCCCGTGCTAGCCATTCGTGTATAAGTATTGACGTCCTCATTTACACGACCTACAAATTGAAAAGGTCTGTCTGTGCTGCAAAAAAATGAATTCATGCATTTTCTTTTTAACCCGATTAATCCCTTTGAAAAGCAGATACCCGATCCCGCACCCCCTATGTAATCCCCTCCTTGTGCAAGCGCAATTGAACTAATATTTGAGTTTATAAAAAATTTCAATATTGCTTCAAAAACATGATTTAATCGTTTACCCATGGTTTCGTGGATGTATTCAAACCTGTCATTAAAACGCCAATCAAAGCTTGTGTAATCATCGTCTAACTCTACAAAATATTTTATCCCTAATGTCTTAGCTATTTCAAATGATGCATTTCTGGCGTAAATGATCGCTCTCATATCATTGAAGTTGTCTCCTTGATCAAATGTCTTAGCTATTTGTTTTTTATCAAAAATGACAACTTTATCACCGTATTTTTCAATATATTGATCTTTTGTTTTATCGAGGTCATCGACGATTAAATAAATTCTGCCTGTATATCCATGTTTTTCTAATGTCGCATATGTTTTGACATTGTCTGGTCTGCCATTGGTAAGTATAAAAACAGCAAAATCTTTTAAATTACTAATTGTCATTTGCATACTCACTTGCCAATTCCTTTGATAAAACGACAAACCCATTTTCAATTGCTTGATTAAAATCGATTATGATTAGAGCTGACTTCTCCATTAAACATTGTACTTCTTTTGAAGCATGGGCGTAATACTCGGCTATTTTATCGTATCTAAACACAGTATGGCGATAAGCTGATTTTATCATAAAATCTTTTATGTCGTCTGGAATATTTGATTGCTCAATTTCTTCAACAAGCTTTTTAGTTTTAGAGCAATCGAACAATTCATTTATTTGTGGCTTTTCACCCTTAGGTTCATAGACGGGAGATTTTATTTTTTTTGTATAAGCATCGTCATCATCTTTACTCTTATCATCGTCATCATCTAAACTAAAATCACCGAATCCAATATCTCCAATATCAAAATCTTGCTTATCAAGCCAATCTAGTTGTTCTTTGAGGATGTCGTCATCCCATTCAGCTAGCTCCGATGTTTTGTTGTCTGCAAGCGCAAATGACATCTTGCCTAGATCATCTAGCTCCGTTATTACCGCATCTATATGCGTCCAGCCTAAACTTCTAGCAGCTTCGAGCGTACCATTACCAGCAATCACGATATTCTTCGAATCAATGACTATGGGCTTTTGTTGACCGAATTTAGCAAGAGAGCCTTTAATTGCTTTTAAATTTTTCTGATTATGTTTTCTTGCGTTATTCGGGTCATTTACTAACTGAGTGATCGCTATTTTAACTATATTCATTCGATGACCTATATTTGTTGTTAATGTCAATTTATTATACACATGTCTATTTTTTTTACACAAGCTTTATTGTAAAATCAACAACTTAACCATGTCACAGATTTTGCAAATGACAGTTTGCCCGATAGTTGGGTAGCTGAAGTTGAATTGATTATTTATTGAAAGGATTTGCTATGAAGAATTTAATTGTTTTTGGAGTTATGAGTTTGTTTTTTAGTTCATGTGGTATTGATCAGCCTAAAAAGCGTTCTGTGCCCTCTCCCGTCTCTCTTACTGATACATCGACAACGACTACAGTCACGACCACACCTAGCGGCACAGGACCTACGTATGCTGCCCCTGGTGAAGATGTTTACCCTATGAGCTATACGTTTATCGACACCCCAGACGCAAATTTATGCTTTGATGCTTTTCTGAGAGCTGGCATCTCAGTCCCATCTAATACAGTTGCTCGAACGCTTGATGCGACTAGCTGGAGATCTGAAGGCATTGCTATCAGCGATTTAGAGACATCAGCGATACCTATCATGAATATCGTTCATTTGCGTCAAGAGTGTTCAAATGTGATGTTTCAGTTTTACAATCGTAACGGTTTTTACTGTATTGTCAAAAATACGAGCAAATTCAGTAATGTCAGAATACAGCGAACATGTCCGGCGAAAATGACAGAAATTGAGCCTATCACTCATGATAGTCAAAATTCATCTCTGAATCTCTTTTGGTTTTGGCCCACGACACCCGCAAAAGATCAAGATGCTACGACGGGAGCATACAATAGCATCATCTCTGAACTTCCTTGCGTACCATAGCGCAAGTCCTTCCTTAGAGCATAAGGCTCGATTCTCAGCGATAACCCATTGTTTACACAGTGGGTTATTTTTTTATTTAAGTTTTGGTTGCACTATGACGATAAGCTGTGTATGAACAATGACTAGTTAGTCACTGTCAGGGCTAAGAGAATTATAACAACAAATAAAAGGATTATCACAATGAGCGACACACGAAAGGATATAGCTTTATCACAATTAGATGATCTTCAAAGCGCACTTGAACTATATCGCACAGCAATGAATTCTAAATTATCTCCCGATGCTAAAATTCAGATCTATAACGAGATATTAAGATTATATAATTTTGCATTTCTAACAGATAGTCAGGTTTTAGGTGTTCGCTAATATCTAGCGAACAAGAATTATAACAACAAATGAAAAGGTATTAAAAATGGAAAATCAAACACAAAGCGCAAAAGAGTTAAAAGCAGAACTAAAATCAATCGCATCAAAAATAGCGACAGTTAAAAAAGATCGAAGAAGATTAGCTCATCAAGAGTATAAGAAAAAACAAGCTGAGGCTAAAGCTGCTATTGCTGCTAATGCTGATGAATCTAAAGTTGTCGAGACTGAAAAAACTGTTTTTGAGGCTGCTATTGCTAATGTTAAAGACGTAGCTGCTAAAGCGAACGCTAAAGCTGTTAAAGCTGCTAAGACTGTCGCTAAATCCCCTGAGACTGTGCAAGCTGCTAAAGACATTTTAGACGCTGTTAAAGCAGGTGCAGACACTACAGAAGATATGTATTGCGTCATGAGCGTGTTGTTAGTTGATAAAAAAACTAAAATGAAGGTAATCAGAAAAAACGGGATCTTTTATCTTGTGAATCAAAGCACAAATGTTTTTGGCGTCAATACTGACATCATCTCTGAACATGCTGATAAATCGCTAGCTGTAAAAGCGTTAGCAACAAAACTTAATGACTTTGCTGATCAATAAACTTATGGCCCAAAAGGGCCTCTTTTGCTGAGGTAAACATGTCTATTGACTGGAAGATAAAAGAGCAACAAAAGATAGCTGAGATGATTGACGATATGACGAAATATGGAGCTAAGTCATCTTCAATTGATCACATAAAAGTGTTGTATTATAAGATTCAAAACTTCAAGGGTACACGATTAGAATGGTCTAAAATTGTGAATACTGTTTTGGGTACACGCTAACACAGAGAAAAGGAATTAAAATGAAAAAATCAAACGCAATCATCTGTCATGAGAAGTCAGCTTATGGACGTACTCATATCTACTTTGAAGCGTTAGAAGTAGAGGTTCTAGTATCAGTATTGACAGGCAAAAAAACTGTTACACGAGACGAATTACAAGCTTTGGTCGATCTTGGATTGACTATCATGCTGAAGAAAAATGAATCTGAAATTTTAATCGAAAGGTCTGCGTCTTGAAAATTGCTCTTAAAATTGTAGCTACAAATCGATTCTCAGCTTTTGAAATTGTTGAGGGCGTCACATTATCTGAATCACTAGGACAATATCAGGGATCTATAGCAACGGTAGTACGTCTTATGTCAGCTAAATTTGGTCCTGTATTTGTCATTAAGCAAAGCAAGAAGGGTTGGTACTAATAAATGGAAGAAATTCAAATTGTGTCCCGAAATTATGTATCAAGAATGTTGCGTGAAGATAAGGCTATTTTGCTTGAATGGACTACAGACGGTACGAGCTATATGGTGAAAATAAAACTCGTGCTGAGTAATAAAATTGTGCGCTCATTTTATAAGGAATTTCCGACATATCTTGCTAGAAAATATGAAAAGAAATATCCTAATTTTATAACTGGGGATGTCAAAAATTAGATAAAGAATAAGGATTATAACATGCAAAAATACAAGATAATACGATATTACATGGTGGGAGATAACTACATCATTCGAAAAAATCTTAGTTATAATGAAGCTATTGAACACTGTAATGATCTTGAATCATCCTGGTTAACATGCAAAAATCCAATCAATATAGCTCTCACTGAATCTTGTGGAGCATGGTTTGATGGCTATACAGAACAGGATAATTAAGATGCGAATTAAAAATCTAAGAGTTAAAGATATTATTTGGGACGTAATTGCTGTAGTCGCTTGCATTATCGTGTCTATCATATGTACAATCATTTTGATTTTTAAATAAGAAAATCACTCCAATGTAATTCTCTCATATGCTATTATACCGGCATAACAAAATATGGGAGAATTTTTTATGCGTTTACTACTTCTAATCTTCATTCTGTTCTTATCAACAACTTCATTTTCTGATCCTGTTTACAATGGCGAAACATCTCTTTTTGGCGGATCGGTTGCATGGGATTCTAATGCATCGTCGCTGTATGAGAGCACTATCGCCCCTCTGTCACCTGCAAATCACTTGAGAGCAACACTCAATAACACAAGCTGGTGGGGAGCGGCTGGCTATGTCCTGAATCACTGGAATCCAGTTGATGTCACAGCGTACAAAACATTGTCTTTTGCGATGAAAACCGATCTTGGAACCTATGCTGTGGGTGTTGCTCTATTCGATGGAGATCAAAAATCTAGTCTCTCAATTAAAGTAGATCCCTCGAAAACTTATGATGTCTATACGATCCCCCTGTCTGCTTTTGAAGGTGTGACACTGTCTAAAATCAAGGTGATTGTGTTCTCTGTGTCGAGAAAAGAGAGCATGACATATGTGGTTGATATAGATGATATCACGCTTGATAAAGAGATTCTGCCTCCTGAAGAGAGCTAAGGCGCATACCAGCAAGCGGGTCTATTCCTACACACAGCATTATGTTCTGTAGGTATTCTCTTATCATCCCACAATTTATCACACAGTATTCCAGCAATATAAGTATCAAGACGACATTGCGCTGGTGTGTGAAGTTGATATGTGAGTTTAACTTTATACGTATCAGGTTGATCTAACTCAGGTGAGCGTGTTTGCTTATTTGCAATGTACATTGTATCGGCTAGGCTCTTAGCTGCAAGAATTGTTCTATAGCAGACATTTTGATCAAAAACCGTGTCAAAATTCTTGTCACATAATTCTATCTTTACACCTACTTTTAAGAGCGGTTTTGCTTTTTCCATTGCTCCAAAAATCTTGCGAGCGCATACATGGGTAGCATAATAATCAGCTTGTCCTTCGCTTGAATACTGTGTGTAATCCATGAGAGGATGACCGCCTACGAGATGCCCTATTTCATGGCAAAGTGCAAGATAAAATCCATCTTTACTTAGTTCGACACGACGAGCCAATGCTCCGTTTACTTCGATTGTCCATTTGTTCCACGGAACCTTTTCTTTTTTAGCATAAATGTTGACTATCTTAGATTGCCAATTCGAGACGAACCACCAATTTACTTTACCGTTCTCAGCAACAAGGTTGTCAAATATTGGCTTATAAATATTGTATGTAAATGTGATTATATCCCAGAATTCCTTCTCTGAGATATTCCATGGATGATCATCTGACTTGTCTAATTCGTTTTCTGGTATTGACGCAAACGCTATGCTTGACATGCTAAAAATCGCTATAAATAGCCATTCCAATATCATTTTTATCTCTCTTAATCAGCATAAGGAATGGCGAATCCCTCGCTTAAGAGTAGCCCTGCGAAGTCTTTATCACCGATCCAAATTGAACATAAACATCGACCAAAGGAATCATGTTTTAAATAGTTTAAAATCACTCTTTTGTCCATTAACATTTTTTGTGAGAATTCTTTTGCAGCAATTCCAGCGGGGTTTTTGTGCTCCATCTCAGGGCAATTTACTCCATACAATCTGATTCTAATTTTGATTGTTAGCTCAAAATCTAACTCTACAATGCAATCATACGTATCGCCATCGACTACGTTCACAATCTTGCCATTATGCAACATAATACATCCTTGTATTAATTAAAATTCGACCACAGGTATTAGCCCATGATCGAACGATCTGAAGAATTATAACATGTTATTTAGCATACCAGCATTTAGGTCGATTGTCACATACTGCGTTTAAATTTCTAGGGATCACTTGATCATTCCAAGACATGTTACATAGCTCACCAGCTAGATAGGTATCAAGACGACATTGCGCTTGTGGATGTTCTGATTGCGTCTCTGTTACCTCACTTGGGTCAAATGTATCATAAGACGGTTGAGCATCTCCAGCAAGTGCTGCTAAGAGATTTGCAAGCGATTGCGCCGCATCTAAATTAAGAGAGCAAGCAACTTGATCTTTACCAGCATATGAAGCGCATTCTTTATAAAGCTTCACATTTTGAGAGTAATCAGTGAACAATTTTTTACCGCACACGTGGGTAGCATAATAGTCAGCTTGACCTTCATATGAAGCCCAGCTACTTGACGGCACTCCACCTACATGATGTCCTAGCTCATGACAGATAACGAGTTTAAAGCCGTTTAGGGTTACTTCTGGCCTACGAGCAAGACCACCAAACATTTGTACATTCCAAGTTTTACCGCTTTGAGATGCATAAGCGTTTACTGTCGAATCGTTCCAGTCCCCTTGAATATTAAGCTTGCCGCCTAATCTTGCTACAATAGGAGCATACATAGTTTGTAATTCTTTAATTGTCGCTTGAAATTCCTTTTCACTGAAATTAGCGGCAAAGCCTGTATCTTGCTTCCATAAGTCGTTTTGTGGTAGGTCAGCATAAGCATTAAACGAGCACAATAACACAAATAGCATTAGCATTTTTGACATAAAAAACCCCTGTTACAATTGTGATTATCTTCACATTATAACAGGGACGGTCACCTATTGCCAAAAACTATTTTACTGTAACATCTGGATAAAGAGTTATCTCCTCTTTGCCACTTTTCATCTTAGTTGATACGTTTACTTTTGTTGTAGCAACGGCTTCACCGCAAGGATTTGTTGCGTGAATAGTCAGCGTTTTTGTTACGACTGGCTTGAAACTAATCATCGCTGAAGTTGGTACTGCGCCGCCATCAAAAGCTGGCTCGGCTGTCCATTTGTATGTTGTATTTACTCTTGCCTTCATACCAATTTTAACTGCTTGACCTTGACGCAACCAAATCGAAGGCCCAAATCCTGTAGATGCAATTGGAAGTGGTTTACAGTCAGGCCCTGGAGGAGGGGGAGGAGGAGGTGTTGGATCTGGAGTTGGTTGTGGATCTGGATTTGGTCCTGTTCCAACATACTCGACAAAATTGGCCCATCCACCGATGCCATTAGCGCCAAAAGCGATTCTCATGTACCCTGATTCTCCCCAGTTACCCCATGAATTACGCATGATCCAATGGTCAACTCCCCATCCGACAAGATTCACAGCATGATTCATTTGACGATAGCCAGTATCTTTAAAAATACCGCCTTTGTAATTTGAAAAAGCATCGTCTACAGCCACGCCTACAGATAACGGGCCATATTGTACCAAGGCACTTTTAATCTCATCTACACTCGGATTTTCACCGCCTGCAAGATAAGACCATTTTGCGATTTGCTGATGATAAGTTAGACCTGATTTACAAGCTGAATCAGTACCAGTGTAAGGATAATCTTTAGCATCGACACCGCCTCTAGGCGCCATATGCATGTCGTGTGCGAAAAAACCGCCGTTAGCACAATTCCATTCACCTGGTTTTGTACAAGACAAAAGATACTGTTCTGATAGGTCTCTAATTTCGCCTTTAACACGCAAAACATCTTGAAATGTAGCTGCTGATGACATTGACCAACAACTTCCACAGGACCCTTGATTCTCAATTGGAGAGAGTGTAACTTTAGTTCTCCAGTCGAATGTCTCAGGCAAAGCGCCTACCTGTGTTTTAAGTGCTGATACTACATTTGCAGGTTTAAAA